CTCAGATGTAGTAACTACCTGTACTACTTTTTCACTAACTTCAGCCCAAGCCCAACTTAGATACTCATCTGAGATACCGTTACTGGTTAGAACTTTGAAATTAGCCGAAATCTGTTCACCGGCCCTATTAGTAATAGGTATATAAGCTCCTGATTCGAATTTATATAACCTAAATGTATAAGTACCAGGTTGATAGGCATAGAATGAGTATGGTAATGGGTATTTACCATCCAACTCTACTCCCTGATTATTGCTAACTGTAACGTATAATTCCTCTTTAGTGAATTTAGCGCTACTGATAGCAGTGACTGTAGTACCAACTGCTGTACCTTGTAAGATAGCCAGCATTGGGTCAACTAAAAGTGAATAATCAATATCCTCTTTTACACTTAAGTAGGCATAGTTAATGGTTTTCTTATCAATATCTAATTGGTTAATCATAAAGAGGTACTGGCCGGGTTCTTGAGGACCATTGATTAGTTCTCCAAGAGTATAAACCGTACCAGTAAAGAGCCACCTACCGGTATAATCAGTAGGTTGATATACCCAACCATGAGCTTCAGAATTGTATGATCCTGGGAATCCCCACTCTTCTGGAATAGCCTCAGCCAACCAGTGTGGATTTGGAGTACCAGTATGAGCTTGGTTATCAATGGTTGGGGGTAAAACCTTAGGATAAGCTACATTAGGATTTTGATCCCATTCACTTCCATCCTTTACAAGCTTGTACATATAGACTCTGGTATAACCAATTTCATTGTTGGTTAACTTAAGTCTAAATGATGGTATATCTACTGCAGGATTATACTGAGCGAGTCTTACTGAATGCTTATAATCTGGGTTTGTTTTATACCAACCCCAAGTAAGTTTACCAGTAATAGGATCTACATCGTAAATCTGACCAGCAGGTGAAGTCCAAGCTTTGCTAATAACATCTACATCGAAGTATAGGTTACCATCAAACTTCTGAGGTATGTTGTAAGCATCAATGACTTTATAGGTAGGACTGTTAGGCCATACTTTGTTTCTGGCATGGAGTTCTACGCAATAGAGTCCAGGAGGATAGTTGGTAGTACCAGAAGTAGACAAGATATAATTACCGTATCTCCATACAAGTTGGATAGTACCTTTTACCTTATAATTTGGTAAGGTATTACCAACACTATCAACTAATACTTCTGTAACTGCAGTGTATGATCCAAGGAAAGTTCCAGTATTAGGAGTAGCTCCTCTATATAGAAGTACCTCGAAGTCAAAAGCATTAGGATCTATAGTAAGAATATCTGTAGCCTCTACAATAGATTTATCCAAAGTGATAGTGAAATCGAATTCCCAGTTACAAGCTGTAGCTGGTGTATCTGGATTTCCTCCAGAACCTGGGATAACTGAATGAGCTCCATCTGGTACAGGTATCTTAGTACGCAGCATATAATCCGCATCATCGGATTTGTCACTATCAAATACCTCTAAGAAATACTTTTCATTGTACTTATTAGATTCTACATTGATATCTACCTTATTACTAGATACACCGTCGAATACTTGGCTAGTTCCATAGAACCGATAATGGCCTGGATCATCAAGAATAATTTCCTCTCCATTGTTCCAATACTGAGTTACTGGATTAGAAGTTTCCTTAATAAGTATTTCATCATCGTAGAGACCATTGTAATCTACATACAGGGTATTGGATGTATCTGATGGATCCTCTTGTGTGATTGCAGCCAGACCAGCTAACAGTCCAATATATCTAACACTAGTACCAACCCCATCGACTAAAGCTCCGTCAGTAGGACCAATAGATTTATTTGATATTGGGCTAGATATAATGAACTGGTTAATAAGTGGGCTGCTACCAGATCCCAGTACATTCCTACCATACTTGTATGTATAGATATCCTCATTGTCTATATCCTGAGTGTAATCTTCTTCCTCAGCTATGATATTACCAGTAACTGGGTAGAAATATACAGTCTTCTTTTGGTACCATGTAGGATGATCAACATTTGGATGTTCTGTCATTACTATCTTAAGGTACTGGCTATCCTTATGTACTGGATTAGTGAGATAAGCCAAAGTGATGTTTATCGGCAAATACCTATTAGTTATATTACATCCATAGATATTAGCCGAGTGAATCTTATAGTATGGCTTATTCTGACTGTTACCTACAGGATTAGCAGGACTATTACCAGTTGCTCCAGCAAGGATAGTAGACCAAATATTACCACCATTATCATTGACATACATTGGCCTTGTATTTACTCTCTTTAGAGAAGGCAAACTACTAAGAGCCTGTATTCTGACCTTACAAGTTGGAGTGTCATTGTCCACCATATTATTTGCCAAGCCTTCAACCAATGAAGCAGTAAGAGTTTCATTATCTCTTGTTACTTCTATGGTTAATACCTTATCTGGATGATTTTTCTGGTAGAACTTATAAGTACCAACTTCGAAAAGGTGGATAGCATAGATGCAGAGATCTGCATAAGCTGAATAATCTACAAGAGTACCACTTCTATCTGGTAACTTAGTGGTAGATTCTACTAGTACCAAATCTTCTCCATCTAATGATACCTGTTCTGGAGTGAAGTCATCATCTTCTGGATTAGCATCATTGGTATAAGTCAGAACTGAAGCTGACTGGATAAGGATAGGTATATAATTATTGGTATTATCTAACTCTAAAGATTGAGAAGGATTATACCAACTGAAGATGTTATAATTAAACTTCTTCTTCCAACTAGCCAGTATGAATGTATTAAGTTCTCCATTAGTCAAATCAAAATCATCTTCATCTACTACACTAACCTTAAACTTAGGATATATAGGCTGAGTAGAAGACCCTGCTTTGATAGTAAAAATATGACCATCTTCATACTCTTTATCTGACCAAGTACCTGAACCCATGAAATCAACTTTGAATTTCTTAGGCTGATCCTTTACGAACTCTGGTTCTTTGCCCATTAGAGAAGTATGAGTATAGGTATCTACTACTTTTACCATGATCCTAAGATCAGCTCCGGTATCAAAATACCTAGCAGGTACATCCTGACCAATTGACCTATCGTAAACTCTATACCAACCTGGGTAGGTACTAGAAGCTACGAATACATTATCTGAAACTGTCCAATCAATTGGAGTATGATCTACATATACCTCTATAGAACGATTAACCTTAGGCTCTACATAACCTGATACACCAGATAAACCCTTCCACATCAAGTGTGGTCTAGCTCCTAATGGTAAGAACATGTTAATGAGATTGAACATTCTGTTCTGTAATCTCAAGAACTCATTGCTACCGTTACTATAGGCATAATTAACCAGATTAAGAAGAAAGTTGACACTAACGAAATGAGTACAGTTCTGATGCTTATCTATAGTGTCCTCATCTAAATTCATCCACTCTGAATCCAACTTAGTTACTTCACTAAGAGAATCGAATAATGAATCTGTAGATCCAAAGTAATCATCATCTGTACCGTAATAATCCTGATCTGTACCATAGTAATCAGAATCATCATCATCTTCTACAGTAACATTTGGATAAGCCTTAGAAGTAGAAATAGTAGCCTCTATACCATACAACTTAAGCAGTACCTCAAAGAACTTCTTAGTACCACGAATTGAATACAGAGCTATAGAGTATTTTACCAAAGCTCTAACCTGAGCATCTGTTAAATCAAAGTGGTCTGCAGTACCATTAGCAGATACGTTCATTGGATAGATCCAATAGTTCTTTAAAGCCGCTATAGTAGTCGGACTATCGAAACCGTTAAATAGGATCTTCCATTTCTCTGGATCAATAGCATGAGGATTGGCATAGGGCATTGAACCCAAGAATTCCCATAAATACCCGAGATAAATTTCCGGCGTATTATCAACGTCTAGTATATCGTCTAGAGTATTAATATCACCTATTACATTATCTTCAAAGTAATTACCAAAAATCTCTAGATAGCGTTCAAATAAACCCTTTCCATCCTTTATATAGGTATCATTAGCCCTAAAATAATAGGGTAACCAATCTATCAGGGATCTTAAACTTTTCATACAGTTTCAGTAATGTTTGCTGTAAGATCAGTATTAGTTGAGAAAATAGGAATGGTATAACCAGTGTCCGTATAATCAGAATTAATCTGACTTACAGTGATTTGATATTTCCTGTTAATATAATTACCACTAAGACCAAAGGTATTGGTAGAAGATACCAACCTTAAAGTAAACTTAGCCTTATGAGCAGCATCAGTAATGGTATGAGTACCAGTCATACTGTAGTTACCAGTAAACCTACCATCCTTAGATACCAAATCATAACTTGAAGCCTTCAGGGTAATAATATAAGTTACTGACTCAGGTACTTCTAATGGGTTGTAGGTAGTTGGAGCAAATCCAAGACCACCACTAAGAGGAATAACCCAAGGTTTTACATAGAACTTATTTATTCTTAAGTAATCTACACTAGCCAAGTTATC